AGTTGACCGTTGGAAGCCACAACATTTTATGATTTATGATTTTCTTAAAAATTATTTGTCTGTAAATCAACAACTTAAGTAATTAGCTAAAAATAAAATTAGGAGGTAATGAAATAAACTCTATATTTGTGCTATCAAAATAATAACAACAACTAAAAACACTAACAACATGACAACAGAACAATTAAAAACTAAAAAAATTACATTAGCAACTTTAAAAAGTTTTATAAACAAAAATGAAGTTTATATAAAAATGGAATCTTCATTTGATGGCATGAGTGACATGATTGAATATGATAAAAATGCAAAGTATATGCCTGCTCAAAAAACAGATAACAATGTTAAAAACACACTTGGACTTAACGGTTTATGGTTAGTAGGTAGTTCAAGAAATTATTTTAGATATTTTGAAGATGAAAATTTTTATGGTATAGATGTTACCAACTGCTGCGGAAGTTCTTTAATAGCAGTTAAAAAATAAAACAAACAAGGGGGCTAAACACCCCCATTTACAAACCCAATAAAAACTAACAAAATGAACACAATCAACATCATCACAAAAGTATCAACCACAACAACGTGGCAAATCGAAAATTCTAAAGAACGTATTGAATACGAATCAGACAATGAAACGTTCTATGTATGGAATAAAGACAACGAAATAACCGCTTCTATTGACCGTAAAGATGCATTTTGGACAATGCAACTATGTGACCTTGCAGTATCTAACGATAAGCACGAAATTAACTTGCAATTCAACGATTATATTCCGCACACCTCATTCTTATCAATGGTATTAACAGATTTCTTACACAAAAACAAATAAATAAACAATTATGACAATCAAAGGCACAGTAAAGCGCATAGGCGCAACGCAAACAGTTAGTGATGGAAAGTTTTCAAAGAGAGAACTTATCTTAACTACCGCAGACCAGTATCCGCAAATCGTATCAATCGAATTGCAGCAGAAATCCTGCTCACTTGCAGATGACCTTAAAGTAGGTCAAGACATTGAGGCTTACATTAACATTCGTGGTAGAGAATGGACATCACCACAAGGTGAAGTTAAGGTGTTCAACACTATTGCTTGTTGGAAGATAGACTCAAACCCATTTACGGAAGCAGCACCAAGTTATAATCAAGAAGTACCATTTTAATATTAACCCATAAAAACAACTAACAAAATGAACACACAAGTTTCAATCGTACAACAGTTGCCAATTTCAGAACTTATGAACTTGGCGAAAGCATTCGCAGAAAGCGGAATGTTTTCAGACACAAAATCAGCAGCCCAAGCAATAGTGAAGATTCAAGCAGGGCAAGAAATCGGAATACCTCCATTTGCTGCTATGACTGGAATTCACATTATTCAAGGCAAACCAACTATTGGTGCTGGTTTAATAGCATCAAGACTTAAAGGTAGTGGCAAGTATGATTATCGTGTTGTAGAAGCATCAGAAAAGGTTTGCAGCATAGATTTTTATCAAGGTAACACAAAGATTGGTAATAGCACATTCACTATTGAGGATGCTAAAAAAGCATTAACCAAGAACATTGATAAGTTTCCAAAAAATATGTTATTCGCAAGGGCTATCAGTAATGGTGTGAAGTGGTATTGCCCAGACATCTTTAGTGGTCCAGTTTATGTGCCAGAAGAGATGCAAGTGGTAACTACTGAAGATGCTACACACATCGAAGTTGACACAACTATTGATGAGATTATCAATGACATTCAAGTGTGCGTATCTTTAGATGAAATCAAAGCGGTTTGGAAGAAGTTAACCCTTAACCAAAAAACTGATTTAAGAGTATTAGCAGCAAAAGATGAAATGAAAACCAAATTAACACCAGCAAACTAATGAAACTAACAATCTATCAAATCGAACAAAATTACAATCAGTTAGCAGAAGAACTTATAGAGAATGGGGGTGAGTTAACCCCCTCTCTTGAGGAAGCACTTGCCATTACTGAAGAACAGTTGCAAAACAAATCAGTTGCCTATTCATTTGTTATAAAGCAAATGGATGCTGATGTTGAAATTATTGATGCTGAAATAAAACGATTGCAGGCAGCAAAAAAGCAACGTGAAAAGGCTTCAGAATATCTTAAAGACCGAATCAAACACGCAATGGATTTATTTAGCATTGATGAAATAAAGACACCATTGGTAAAGATTAATTTTCGCAAATCGGAAACAGTTGAGGTTAATGATGTCAATGCACTACCATCACTTTACAAGGTGGTCAAAGTAACCGAACAAGCAGATAAGGCTGCTATTAAGGCAGCATTAAAGGATGGTGTTGAGGTTGCTGGATGCAGGATAGAAACACATCGGAACTTGCAGATTAAGTAATTATTACTTATATTTGCATTATTGTTTCGGTTCGACACTAAAGAAACATAAACTTATTGGCCTATTTAATGGAGTGTAGAAGTCGAACCCTGCACAAAGTTATATAGGCTTTTTTAATTTTATACACAATGTACACATATTATTTATGCAATGATGGAGGATTTAATACTATTGAACTTCCTATTTTAATTTTTCCAAATTCAGAATTTCACTATGATGAATTTTTTAGTAATTACAGAGTTGAAAAACACGAAATAGATGACAATGATGAATTAATAGTTATTTGCGAAAAAATTTATTAGCCAATGAAAATATTTTTTATAAAGTCACCAACTGGAAAAGTTTACACCTTAAATGCTGAATCTAAGTTTCACGCGATACAAAAAGCAATAATTAAGGATGATTTTAAATATACATCAAATCAATACAAATGAGAGATTCAACAATATTTTATCGTAGCTTTTATGAAGCACTTAAAGAACTTCCATTAACCAATCAAGGCGAAGTTTACAATGCTATTTTTGAATATTCTTTTAATGATAATCTGGTTAATTTAGCAGGATTATCAAAGACTATTTTTACACTTATAAAACCTCAACTTGATGCCAACAATAAGAAGTATCAAAATGGTTTAAAAGGAGGTAAACCGAAATCAAATGATAACCAAATCATAACCAAAACCAAACCAAAAGCTAACCAAAACGTAACCAAAACCGAAGCTAATGTAAATGATAATGTAAATGTTAATGAAAAGGATAATGAAAATGATAATGTGTGTGTGAACACACACGCGCCCGCACGCGATGAATTTCTTTCTTTTTGTAAATCATTAGATATTGACTTTGATAGACTAAAGGAAACGATATCTGCAAAATATGATACATTTGTCGCTGATGGCTGGTGCAATGGTTATGGCAAACCAATCACTAACTGGCAAAACACAATACGCAATGTCATTCCACATCTAAAACCAATGCCAACAAAAGTACAAAATGAACAACCAAAGGCAAAAGGAAACTTTGGAACTAAAAACAAAACAAATGCAAAATAAAAAGAAAACAGTGCGCATTGATGATGATGCAACAATAGAATGGGGAAAACTACCTCCACAAGCAGATGATTTGGAAATGTCAATTATAGGTGCCATACTTATTCGCGCTACCTGCATAGATGAGATAGTTGACTTTTTTAGGCCAGATATGATGTACAAAGAAAGCCATAAAGTTATTCTTGAAGCAATTTACACACTTTATAAACTTTCAAGCCCTATAACAGTTATAACTGTAAACACAGAATTGAAGCACACAAGTAATTTAGAAAAGGCTGGAGGCACTTATTATCTAACAACCTTATGCAACAAAGCAGATTTCAATGTAGAATACAATGCAAGGATAGTGTTTCAAAAGTACACGCAACGTGAACTTATATTAATGTCAGCAGGTATTATCAAGGAAAGCTACCAAGAAAACGTAGATGCTTTTGAAATGCTTGAAAGAGGGCAGAATATGATTGACAAAGTAACGCAAACAATTCACGTTGGAAAATTTGACAATGTAACAGACCTATTCTTTGAATCAGAAAAACGTAACATTGAAATTAGGTCAAAGCAAGGCATTAGTGGTGTGCCAAGTGGCTATTTCGATATTGATGCAGTTACTGGAGGATGGCAAAATAGTGATTTGATTATATTAGCAGCAAGGCCAGCAATGGGTAAAACTGCATTTGTCTTAAACATAGCCAGAAATGCAGCAGTTGAATTCAATGAACCAGTGGCTTTCTTTAGTCTTGAAATGTCATCAATGCAACTTATGAATCGTTTACAAAGTGCTGAATGTGAAATACCTTTGGAAAAGTTTATGCGAACTGGCCTTAATGATGATGAGGTTCAACGCAAGCGTTTGATGTGCCAAAAGTTAGTTAATAGTAAGATATTTATTGATGATACACCAGCAATATCCGTGTTTGAATTTAAGGTTAAACTTAAAAAGTTAAAACGTGACCACAACATTAAACTTGCCATTGTTGACTACATTCAACTGATGACTGCTGGAAAGGTTGACAATGTTAACGGAAGAGAGCAGGAAGTTGGATATATTTCGCGCGGTTTAAAAGCAGTAGCAAAAGAGTTAAACATTCCAATCATTGCATTATCACAATTAAGCAGAAAGGTTGAAGAAAGGTCAGATAAAACACCTATATTGTCCGATTTGCGTGAGAGTGGAAGCATTGAGCAGGATGCTGATATGGTTACATTCTTATTCAGACCAGAATATCACGGAATTATGGAAGACAATGATGGTAATAGTACAGTTGGCAAAGCGCAGTTTATTATTGCCAAGCACCGAAATGGTGCAACTACTGATGACATTCTTCTTGGATGGGATGGGCAGTATACAAAGTTTAGAGATATAAATGATGCAGTAAATAAAGAAGCACCAGTATTCACATCAAACCTAAAACCAAATGAAGATTTTTAGCATTCCAGAATTCGAACAAATTTATCACGCTTGGAAGCGCACAAAGATGCAACCACGATTTCACGACACATTGAAAGTTGAAAGGTTTAACCTTACAAAAAAGAAAGTTGTTAAGAAACGCAAAGTTAAGTTAAGCACTAATCATCTTGACCTGCCAGTAAACAATGTTATCCAGCCAAAAGAAACAAAAGATGCATTCAATACAAACCGATTTACAGAACTTATAGAAAAGTATTTAGAAATAGTACACGGATGTAATTCTGTTCAAAGAATATCATCAGAAGGCAGGGCAAGAATGATTAAAGGCAAAATGATAAGAATAAAAGGATTGAACGTAGGTATGGAAGACCTGCAAGCAATAATAAAAGGTAGGTTATTTGCAATTGAGGTTAAAAGTCCAAATGATAGGCAAAGTGACAAGCAAAAAGAACGAATGAATGAAGTTAGGTCAGATGGAGGTGTTTACATTTTAGCTACATCATTTGAACAAATTCAAACAGAAATATTATCATATTTAAAATAATTAGTACATTTGTGCTATGAAAAGTAAACAAAACGAAAATATAAAGGCAACATCACTAATTGCTGATGATAAGAACTTCAACAAAGGTAGCGAGAATGGCGCAGAAATGATACGCAAATCGTTTCAAAAGTTTGGAGCAGGTAGAAGTATCCTTTTGGATAAAAACAATCGTATAATCGCAGGAAACAAGTCTGTTGAATATTCTGGTATTGAAGATGTTCTTATTGTCGAATCCGATGGAACACAACTTATAGCGGTAAAAAGAACAGACATTGATTTAGATTCACCACAAGGCAGAGAGATGGCACTGGCTGATAACGCATCAGCAAAGGCTAACATAGTGTTTGATGCTGAATTGATTGAAGCAGAACTTGGTGAAGCAGTTTGTGTTGAATGGGGAATTGCTCAAAAAGAAATTGAACCAAATTATGATGATTTAATTGGTGAAGAAAAGAACAAACCTGCTACATTAAAAATCACTTTTGAAAGTCCAGAACAATTGCAAAAAGCAGAAATTGATATTCAAGAATTACTTGATAGAAAATACGAAGGT